TCAGTCCCTATCTGGGCGAATCCTCGACATCACTGCACAAGCCGCCTCGTGCTCGAGCGAGGCGATCAGTTCCAGCAGCCAGGCAGCGATTGGGCTTTGGTCCGGACACGACAGATGCCCTAACCCTCCGCACGCTGCGCAAGCCGCCGCGCCAAGCATCGGCGTTTGGCAGATCCTCTCGTAGCCCCGCCCCTGGCAGTGATGACAGCGGTCATCAAGCCAATGATCAACGACCCCAGCGACCACGGCGCCTGCCTCGGCCTGGCCCCAACCGGAGCGCGCAGCCGTCGCCACCAAGTCGCCACTGACCTGTGCCCTAGAGCGTCCATCGCCCGCGTACTTGAGCCGCCAAAGGCTCACACCGAGCGGCAAATGACGCGAGACCATGCCGAGCACCCGAACGATGTCGATATCCCCGATCTCGTGCACCGGTACCTCTCCCAGCCGCGCAGAATGCTGCGCCCGAACCACTCGCTCCATTTGGGATCCTCCCTTGGGTTTTAAGCGGAATTCCTGAGTTCGCTCACCGCCGCTAGGAGCGCCGCCTGAAGGTTGCCCTTGCTCTGGAGCACCTGCATGACGCGCTCATCAATCGTCCCCAGGGCCACCAGGTGATGGATCACTACGCTGCTACGCTGCCCCGAGCGGTGCAGTCGGGCGTTCGCCTGCTCGTAGAGTTCGAGCGAAAACGGCAGCCCGAACCAGACAGCAACGTGTCCGCCAAACTGCAACCCGTCCACGCCGTGCCCGCCCGAGGCGGGGTGCATGAGAAGCAAATCGATCTCACCGCGCTTCCAGGCGGCTAGGCTTGATTCGCCCGCAAACACAGTTGCCTGCGGGAAGCGCTTGCGGATCCGATCCTGGTCGTGACGAAAGCTTGTAAAGCACAGCACCGGTTCGCCCTGCTCGAGGATCTCAGCCAGTGCATCGAGCTTGGCGTCGTGAATCCAGTGCACGGTCCCGTGCTCGTCATAGACCGCGCCCTGAGCCATTTGAGCGAGCTTTCCGGCCAGGACCCCCGCGCTCGTGGCGACGATGGCCTGGCTCACGAGATCTCGGCGCAGCTCTTTGTACCGGCTCATATCAAAGCGAACAGAGACCAGGTTATCGATCCGCTCCGGTAGCGCCTGATCACCCTCCAAGCAGGTCATGAGGTCGGATATCCGGGCATAGATCTGCTGCGAGGCGCCTGTCTTGGCCCGATAGCTGTAGACGATCCGACCCGAGCTGCCTTCGGGCGTGAAGTATTGAGCGCGATATGCGCCAATTGACGACCCCAGCCTTTGCCCTCCATCGAGCATGCTCACCTGGGGCCAGAGTTCCTCCAGACCGTTCGGGGCTGGGGTGCCAGTGAGCAGGTAAAGCCTGAGAATTCTTGAACGCATCCGCCGCAGTGAAATCCAGGCGCGACTGCGCGGATTTCTGAACCCCCGGTTCTCGTCAATCACAACGCAATCCCATTGCCAGGCAATGCGCCGGCTCTCGACCATGGAGACAAGCCACGGGAAGTTCTCGCGATTGATCACGTGGATGTCTGCGCGCTCGGCCAATGCCTTCAGACGGGCGTCAGAGGAACCCAGCACCCGAGATATCCGAAGGTCTTGAGTTCCCTGCCACTTGACGGCTTCCTGCGCCCAGACGAGCTCCGCTACCCGCAGTGGCGCGATCACGAGCGTAGGGCCAATCTCGAATCGGTTTCGGGCCAATTCATCGATCGCGCTCAGTGCAATGATCGTCTTGCCAGCGCCCATGCGTAGCGCAAGCAACTGGGTCGGGTTCGCGAGCATTCGCTCGATTGCCAGCGACTGATACGGTCTAGGCGAGAAGTGCATCAAGCCCTCTCACGCTGTCGACCCACTTCGCGCAATGCCCCAGGCGGTTGATGCGATCGATCTGCCAGCGCTGCAACGCGTTCGGCACGCGTCCGGGCGCCTTCAGCTCGACGAAGCACACATACCGCCCAACGATCGCCCGGTGTTCTGGCGGGATGGGAAGCAGTACGAGCCGATCGGGAACCCCGGCATTGCCTGGGCAGACGAACTTGAGAGCCACTCCACCCAGGGCTTGGGTCTTGCGCACCAGGTGCGACTCGAGATCACGCTCGAGCACTTTGGACCCCCGCAGGGTAAAGGGTCGTAGGTGAATGCGTTTCCCTATATATGTAGAAATAATATATTTCTTATTTATATATCCTTTATCTCTAAGAGTTCTATTACCCTCCTTTACACTATCGACTGTTTTTGGCTCAACCATGCGGGTTTGAGGCAGTGTCATCGACCAGGGTAAAGCCAGTGTCATACCCCCTCTGGAATGACACTTTGCGGCTGGCGCGAACGACCCAAAAAAGATTGAGCCGTGTGCTGGGACACCGACTTTTCTATTGCCCTGCCGAGCGCTGACGCGCGTTTTTGGCTCAACCATGCTGGTTTGAGGCAGTGCAATGCGACAGTGCAATGGCAGTGCAATAGAAAACCGGGTCCAGTGCAAAGCCCCTCGTGCAAGCCCGGCAGCGCCATGGGCATTTACACTGCGGACCAACAAATCCATCGCCCTGTCGGCACCCCGAATGGTGACCTTTAGGGCGTCGATCACGGTCCCCACGGAGGGCTCACTCTGAGTTTGGGTACCGCAAAAAGCTTTCGCCCGTTGGATCGACGCGAGCGATCCCCGTTCAACGTCCGGATGGCACGCGATGCGCTGATCGCCTCGTGGCGGGTGGGCTGCGGGCTGCCACAGCGAATCAGGATCACGACTGTTGGGGTTATCAAGTCCGGTGAGTTCGATCAGCTGTTGCAGTGGCTCCAGGATCAAGATTCCGACATTGCGAGTCTGACCAGCAAATCGATTCCGGTGCTCGCGGCCAATACCGATAGCGCCATCGTTCGCCGGGTGTTGGAACTGCGCCAGATGCTGGCTAAAACATCGGTGTCTAAATACGCCGCCATGCGCCGCACGACCTGTTCTGACGCGCGCATCCGGGGTCTCACTCAGTTCTACGGCGCGAGTCGAACCGGGCGATGGGCGGGGCGATTGGTGCAGGTTCAGAACCTCCCGCAAAACCACCTGCCTGATTTGGATATGGCGCGCAGTCTGGTCAAGGCGCGACGCTTCGATGATCTGGAGATGCTCTTTGGGAACGTCCCCGACACCTTGAGCCAACTCATTCGCACCGCGTTCGTGGCGGCTGCGGGGCACCGCTTTCTAATTGTGGACTTCAGCGCGATCGAAGCGCGTGTGATCGCATGGCTTTCTAACTGCGCCTGGCGATTAGAAGTGTTTGCCACGCACGGCAAGATCTATGAAGCGAGCGCCGAACAGATGTTTCGCCTGATACCCGGGAGCGTCACCCGCAAGAGCCCCTATCGGCAAAAAGGCAAGATCGCCGAACTTGCGCTGGGCTACCAGGGCGGGGTGGCACTCAAAACCATGGGTGCGCTGGAGATGGGTTTAAAGGAAGCCGAGCTTGAGCCCATCAAGCTCGCCTGGCGTGCCGCCAATCCTGAGATCGTGAAGTTCTGGGCTGCGGCGCAAAGTGCGGCGCTGACTTCGGTGACCAACCGATCAAGGGAATCCTTACCCGTTGGCGCGCAATCCGGGTCGGCGGCCTCGTGCCTGACTTTCACGTCTGAGCGCGGACTCTTGCAGATTGAGTTGCCAAGCGGGCGGCGCCTTTCCTACGTAAAGCCTCAAATCGCTAAAGAGGATCTGGTCAAGACCGATCCGAACGGGCGTCGTTACACGGCCATTAGCGCAGGAGCGCTGACCTATGAGGGCGTCGACACCCAGTCAAAGCAATGGGGCCGACAAGCGACCTACGGCGGCAAGCTCGTCGAGAACATCACTCAGGCGATTGCTCGCGATTGTCTTGCTAACGCAATGCTGGCGCTCGATGCGGCTGGATATCAGCAACTGATTACCGTTCACGACGAGATCGTGATCGAGATGCCGGAGCACCAGGGAAGCATCGACGAGGTGTGCGAGATCCTCGCGCGCCCGCTGCCCTGGGCTCCCGGACTGGTGCTTTGCGCCGATGGATTTGAGAGCCCCTATTACTGCAAGGAGATTCAATGATGGAAGGACTTTTGGAAAAGCAACGCTTGATTCAGCGCGCACTCGATGCGGGACAGGCCGACAGTTATCAAGTCGGTGGCAATCATTACAAGAACATGCCCATTGCGCCCTGGGACGTGATGGCAACCGCTCTCACACCCGAGGAGTACCGCGGGTTTCTAAAGGGCAATGTCATTAAGTACGCCATGCGATCGGCCCAGGGCGCCAAGGAGGGCGCTGAACGCGATGCTGCCAAGGGGCGCCACTACATGCAGAAACTGGCCGAGTTACCGTGAGACTCCAACTCTCGGAAAAGATTCTCGAGGTGCTGGCCGCGGGCGGCGAAATGAGTCGAATGGAGATGACTAACCTGTGTCAGCTGCCTTATGACTCATTGCGCAAGCCCCTGGAAAAACTCCTGGGCAGTGGGCACATCCGGGGTCGCAAGCGTACGGTCAAAAACATCTCTCAGCCCGTCTGGTTCTATCACCTGCCGGGCGAGCCACATCGGGTCCGCGGCGACGACGCCAGAATTGAATCTAACCAACAAACCGAACCAGACCATTGCCGCATCTTGCGCACGCTTGGCCACGCACCATCACAGGAGACCGAACATGCAACGACGAGTTCTTAAAATCGCAGACCTAGCCACCCGCCCCGGCAAGCCCGGAGTGCTGCCTCTATCGGAATCGACGATTCGCAGACTCGTGATCGCGGGGCAATTCCCCAAGCCCTACAAGCTTGGCGCAGCCACGCTTTGGAATATGGCCGACGTGGAGGCGTTTATTACTCGGCAGGCGGCCAATGTAGTGGGGTAG